ACCTAATACTGATTATATTAGCCGTATCGGGACTGAACAACATCATCGGCCGACTGTTCCCATACTCTGAAGAATGAGATTCAAGCAGATCAACGGCTACCGGCTCGTAATCTTTGATGAACAGGCCAAACAACATTGGGCGTTATGCTCCGATAAGAAATACCGACCCTGCGCCAAACCGATCAGCAGGTGGATAATGATAACTGAATGAAACTACCTTCCATATTCAAGCAAGTGCCACCGCCTCCAACGGTTGCTGAATTCTACCAACAGCACACGGATGAGATACTCAAGATGGTCAGCCGGGAAAACCTTGAGCGTGTTGAACTGGCGAACCTGAAGTATGAGATCACGGCTAAGTCGGGCAAACGGTACTACTCATTCCCGGAGAAGATGGCACTACCTTTCCTGCGCCTTGCCAAAGGGATGGAACTGATGGATTGGCTGAAGAATGGTATCAGCCCTGAGGACTTTGACACGATCCGTGAACAGCTCACCATCTCAATGGCGCACATCAAGGCCAAGAGCAAAGAGGTTGCCGACCATACGATCAAAGCCGGAATGCTGATAGCTGAAATGGACAGGCGCAGGACAATGGCTCTGCCATATTATGTGCTGATTAACATATGCGCCAACTACCTGATCAGGGAGGATGAAGACCCATCGATCATCAGTTCACAGATACACCACGAAAAGTGTGATGAGATTCAGGAAGAGATTGAATCAGGTAGCAACGCTTTTTTTTTAACCATACCACAATTAAAAGGATTGAGCGTGATGCAAAGAATGTCCGACAAAGAATTGAACGAATACTTGCAGAGCTTAATGAGTCAGGCCGAACACGGCCGCCTGACATTGAAAGCACTTATATCCTGGACAGAACAGCGCAAAGGCAATCCGACCTATTAGGGTCGGTCATGATGCTTTGTGACGGCAATGCGGTAGAGTATGACAAGATCATTCATTCACCGGTCAGCCTGTACGAAGCCAAACTGAGAAACTTTGCCGATGTTCATAAGGCTGAAAAGAAAGCGGAAAAGAAAAGAAAATAGTGTTATATTTGTCGTAATCTGTTGCCAAGCGGTGAGGCATTAACCAACTGCATCCCTACCGATGGCAGAAGATGTAGTCATAGCACGGTTTAGAGCAGACCTTGATCAGGTTCGGGCTGAGTTTGATCAGTATATTAATACACTCGAAAAGGTTCAGAAGGAGGAGAAGGACACCCAGGCCGAAACCAAGAAGACCGCCACCACCGCAGAACAGGCATCCAAGAAGCGCACCCAAGCGATCAAAGCAGAGGAGGCCGAACTGAAACGGCTAAGTGCAGCCCGAAAGAATGCCTTCAGCGTTGACGAGATTAACGGATTCAACAAAAAGATTTCAGAAACAAAAGACCGCATCGCCACTTTGAAGGGCGAAACGGCAGGGGTGGGCTCATCGATCAAGTCCACGTTTGCCGGTATCGGTGCAGGGATAGCAGCAGCGTTCAGCATTCAGGCCGTCACCCAGTTCGCAAAGGCTTCAGTCGATGCCTTCCTTGAGGCCGAGGAGAATGCGAACCGGTTGAAGTTTGCCATCACCACCATAGGCGGTGAGAGTGAGGTGGCGTTCCAAAGGCTGATCGATCAGTCGGCACAGCTTCAGCAGATCACCGTATTTTCAGATGATTCAATCCAACAGGCACAGGCCGCACTTTCAGCGTTTGGGCTTACGGCTGATGAGATCGAAAAACTCATCCCCAAGTTAGCCGACTTCGCAACTATCACAAGTCAGGACATCCCATCGGCAGCACAGCAGATCGGTGTAGCTTTGGAAGGGAATGGGAGGGAATTCAAGAAGTATGGGATTGAGGTTTCAGCCGCTGCCAGTAGGACAGAAAACCTTAGTTCTGTTCTTAATGGATTGGTTCAGTTTGAAGGTGCTGCCGAAAATGCTACCAAGACACTTACGGGAGGATTGAAACAAGCCGAAAATCAGGTAGGTGAATTGCAGGAAACAATAGGCAGTAAATTAGCCCCCGGCTTGGTTGCTATTAAATTGGCGTTTCTTGATTTTGTTGATACGATCATAACATCAAAACAAGATGTTGAAGATGCCCTAAAATTAGAAAACCTCAAGGCTGATACAGACAAGACTATTTCGGCATTGGATGCAAGGGCAAAGAAGATCGAAGAGGTTTATAAAATAACCCCAAATGATTCCTACATATTAGCCCTTCAGCAAGAAATTAAATTGCAAGAAAAGCTGAGAGATGAGGCCTCAAAGTCAACCCTTGCCAAGTCTGCCGATGATTACAACAGGGCAACGGCAGCATTGGAATTACTCAATAATGAACTTATTGATTTCAATCTTCAGTTAAAAGCACAGGAAGCTGCTACTGATGAACAGGCCGCAAGGGTACTTTCAATTGCCGAACTCCAAAAGAAAACATCTGAAGACCTTGTCAAACTTGCCGAAAAGGAAAGCGAGATAAACGACAACGCCAGTAAGAAGAATATCAAGAACATTAATGACATCATCAAGGCACGGGAGGCTTATGCTGCCGAATACGCCAAGAACATTGAACTGTTAAAGCAGCTTCAGATCAAGGCTATCGATGACGAGAAGCAAAGGCGCATCGCAGAGTTTGAGGATCAGGTATCGAAGCTGACCGCACAGGGCGAACTGAGGGCAAAGATCATAACTGAGTATGAGAAACAACTCGTTAAGGACTTGAACGAGATCGATCAGAAGCGGAATGTCGATCCGCTATTCCGTGCGCCTCAAGCAGCAACGGCAAAGATACCTGATACAGCCGCTACGGACGCCTCCAAAGCAGATGTCACTCCGGTTGGCAATGCAGCCAAACTGGATGAGGAAACCACATCAGCGGAGGTATATGCAGAAGCGCAGACATTGGTTAGTGACCTCATAAGCCTATACAATTCATTCGCTGAACAGCAGATAGCCGACATCAATAAGGTGACCAATGCCCAACTTGAGGCGTTATCCATCCGTGAACAGGCGATCAACGACAACCTTGAGAAAGGCCGTATCTCAGAACGGGAAGCAGCCAACCAACTCATCAAGATCGAAGCGGAAAAGGTAGCAGCAAAGGAAGCTGCCGACAAAAAAATAGCTGCCATCAAGCGGAAGCAGTTCAACATCGACAAGGCTGCTGCACTTGTAGAGATTTCGATTAACCTTGCACAGGCCGTATCAAAAGTAATCGCTCAAGCCGGACTTCCCGGTGTGGCGTTATCGGTAGCGGTGGCAGCCCTGATCGCAGCGCAAGGAGTGGCGGTGGCAGCACAGCCCAACCCCTACAAGAAGGGAACAAAATCAGCCAAGAAAGGAATGGCATTGGTCGGTGAGGAAGGCCCGGAACTTATGATGCTATCTGGAGGCGAAAAGATCGCATCAGCCCCACGAACCAAGAAGTATGCAAAGGTGTTCGATGCCATCCAGGATGATAAGTTTGAGGACTACGTGTTCCGTAACTTCGTAACGCCTGAACTCAAGAAGCACAAGGAACAATCCAAGCAACGTGAGGAGAAGTCATTGGCAGCCAACATCACCAAGTCAATGGTCGTGAACAACATGACCAATGGAAAGGGTGACTTCTATTTGGAGCGTATCAGCAAGGCCGGACTCGTCATCAAGAACGTGGATGACCTTGCCGATGCCATCACAAGGCGTAACAGTATAAGCCCGTACCGCAGATGACCTGGGACATCACCAACGACAACTACGACGAGTGGCACATCAAGTTCAACAACGGATGGGCTATCTACTACGTTCCAAAGGGGCGTATCCTGATGACCGTTGATGAGCCGTATCTGACCATCAATTGGACTGATACGGAGGTGGGTGATGGCGGTCTGACCCGTGAACTGGTGATCGACTACAACGATGTATCATCACCACCTGCATCAGCAGCGGCATTGGAAGCGTTAATCAACACTTACAATGTTTCGGGGTTTAGCGGTGGTGGTGGTTCAGGAGATTCAATTTCACCTTTATTATTAATGGGAGGATAAGATGCCAACAACTTATAAAGTATTAGGACAATCAGCCCCGGCAGCGACAACGCCATCGGACTTATACACCGTTCCGGCAGCAACTCAGGCAGTCAGTTCATCCATAATAATCTGCAACCGTTCAGCTACGGCCGACTCGTTCAGGGTAAGCATAGCCGTTGCAGGTGGAGTTACGGCTAATAAGGATTATCTTTATTATGATGTAGCTATCGGTGGCAATGATACGTTCATTGCAACCATCGGAATCACGTTAGCCACTACCGATGTGGTCAGGGTATATTCCACTAACGGGACATTATCATTCACACTATCAGGATCAGAATTAACATAAGATGGCACAAGGATTCGCAGCATCAGGGAACATAGTCATAACTGGAACGGTTGATACTGGCAACAGTACAACCACTCCATTAAATGCAGGTGCTACCTATACCGGAACATGGATTGACGTATCAGCCTATACATCCGTTGTGGTTGCTATCAAAACAGATCAGGATGGGGAATACAGCGTTCAGTTTTCAACTGATGCTAGTAATTCTGATTCAACGCTATCATTCTATTATCATACCGATCACGTTGAAGCACCACACAGATATACGGTGACTCGCAAATACTTCAGGGTGACATTCACTAATTCATCTGCATCTAACCAGACATATATACGATTACAGTCATTATTAGGATCACAGACATCGCTTAACTCACCAACTGATTCGGTGATGTCTCAACACTTCGATGCTACTTCAACACGACCTACCCATTATCAGTATGAGGTGGCATTGGGATTACGAAGCGGAGCAACGACATGGAATAAGTTTGGTTACAACTCAGACATTGACATAGGCACTGAAACGATATGGAGTGCAGGCGGTACATTATCCCGGATGACGGCTGCTGCTACTTTAAGCGTGGTATCAACTTCAACGAATGATGACGGATCACCAGCTGGTATTGGCGCTAACTCGGTGGTTATATACGGTGTTGACGCTAATTGGGTTACACAGACTGAAGTAGTCACGTTGAACGGCACAACTCCTGTCATCACATCAGGCACATGGCTAGGAGTGAACAGAATGGCGATATACTTAGCTGGCACATCACAGGTCAATGTAGGGGTTATAACAGCAACAGCAACAGGAGGCGGTTCAACGATTCAGGCACATATGCCAGCTGGTGAGGGTACATCACAGCAGGCATTTTTCTTTGTTGCTGAAGGCCATCAGGCTTTATCTGATCTATTGGTTATGAATGCTGAAAAGACAGGCGGGGGAGGCACACCGAAAGTAAGGTTTAAGGCATGGGTATTTAGTGCTGTATCAAACGCAAAGTATCTTGTATTCAACGAATTGTTAGACACAGCAGCAAGCAACACTATTAATATATCACCACCACAACCATTTATAATCGGTGAGAAATCATGCCTATACTTCGAGGCAACAACGGACACAAACGATACATTTGCAGGGTGTAGATTCAGTTTAATATTGCAAAGAGATTCAGATTACTAATGTCACAAGGATTCACCAAAGCGATTACTTTAGATACGGACGGCACTTTAGCGGCTGATTCGGATATGTTGGTCGCCTCACAAAAGGCAGTTAAGACTTATGTCGATAATTCGGTTTCAGGTTTAGGGGCAGGTGATGTAGTCGGCCCGGCATCAGCTACCGATGACCGTATCGCCACGTTTGACGGCACTTCAGGTAAGCTCATTCAGGATGGCGGTTATACGATAGCCGGATTACTTGCAAAGTCATCATACATACTAGGCTATGTCTTCAGCGTTTCGTCAACATCCACTACATCAGAGCAGTTATTGCTTAATATACTGATACCTGCCAACACATTAGCTGTAGGCGATATGATAGAGATTCAAACCTATGCGAGAAAGACATCAGGGGCTGGTTTAATTATTTTAAAATGGTATCTTAATTCCGTTAATACTCTAGGTGGTGGTGGTTCAACTCAATATGGACTTCAATCAACATCCTCAGTAGTTAATCAATTACACGCCCCACGAATAGGTATATCAGGCGCATCGGCTCAAATTGGTTATCCTAGTGGAGCAGGGGTATTGTGGGGTAATGCGGTAGGTAGTACCTATAGCGCAGGGACTCTAAGTGTGGCATCAGATATTTATGCACAGGTTGCAGTCACTAAGGCAACCGCTGCTGATGGGTATGAGTTAGCTTTCGGTGCTGTCATCATTCACAAATACAGAACATAATGCCAAACGTATTAGGATTATTCACAAAGCAAGAGGCAAAAGAGATCAGGGATATTAATGTACTGCCTGATTCAAACAAATTAAAACTTATTGCAGAAGTGATAAAAGAGGCACAACAAATTGGTACAGGGCAAACTCAAGTTACCTTGAACATGGTGGTTCATACCGATGTGGAGAAATACTTCAAGAACACGGTGGGCTACACAACTGTTCAGAACACAGCTGGTCAAGCACCTAACCATACATTACTAATATCAATTAGCTGGGCATAATGGCATTCAAGTTTTACATAGATGGTTACCTAACCGATCAGCCAAACAATGATATGGCTTTGGTCACTACCATAAAACGGGATTCGGACTTGGGAGGTTTTCTTACCACTCAGGATGTGACGCTTGAGTATTCAGCCAACAACAACTTGGCAACGGGTGAGATCAGCGGTTATGCCTATCTGAAGGCTGCCTTTGATTCGGGGACTTGTAACGAAGTGGAAGTAGTCATCTTTGATGTGATCAGCGCAACAGAATCATACCGTGTCTATACCGGTGTAATGAAAGTGCCAAGCATGATAGTTGATGAGCAGCGTGTCGGACTCAGCACCAAGATTGAGGATAACAGCTTTTATTCGTTCATTAAGAACAACCGAAACGTAAAGTTCAACCTGTACGCCACCCGGTCAAAGAACAACGTACTAATCACACCGCCTCAAATCTACGAGGTGGACTTGTTCAACTCAGACACGGCAGTCTATGGATCAACCGTTGGTAACCTGTATCAGGGCTATCGAATTTATGATGTGCTGTCTTACATCATCAGTGCCATATCCGATGACAAGGTTGCGTTCCAATCGGACTACCTTCAGAATATGCCCGGTGCGCCATTGTCCCCAACTGATCCGATTGAACTGTTCCTATTCGATGGCAATGCGCTTGTCAATCCAAACACGAACCCTGCCATCTCAGTATCATTCGATGACTGCATCCGTGAGCTGTATAAGTTAAAGAACCTGTCATTCTACATCGATCAAACTGACCCTGACAACCCTGTCTTAAGGCTTGAGGATGCAGCTTGGTTCTTTGTTTCAAGCAACCTGATTGACTTTGACGAACCATTGGAACTGAAGACATCGGTAAAGAGTTCCAAGATATTCGGCACTATCAAGGTGGGATCGAAATACAATCCAACCGGTGCGCTACTGAGCCTGTTCACATTCAATGCCGGTACATCCTACTTTGGATGGAAGGAAGAAGTTTATACTCCTGTAGGCCAGTGCAACACCGATTCAGAACTTGACTTGATTAACGATTGGGCGATCTCATCCAATGCCATCAACAATCAGGTAGTCGGGGCGTTGACCACCAACCTTGATGACATCTTCGTGGTTGAGTGCGATAATATTGACACAGGGGCGTTCACAGCCATTGCCGTTGACTACGAGATCAATGGTAACGGTAATAATAAATACTACAATGTGGGGCTTAACAACGTGAACAAGTTGAACCTCCACGCCGGTAGCTATCAGTCACAACTGACCAACACGCAGGATGCCGGAACTGACATTTGTCATATTTCGCTTGGTACGGATTACACGCTGATGGACAACAACGGCATCACCAACAACGCTACCATTGTCATACCAAGAGTGAAAGTGCCGATCCCGTTTGCCGATGAGTTCGGAGGGAATAACTTTGATGGAGGGAATAATTACAACAACGCATCATACTACTACACCGCACCAACATCGGGCAACTATTCATTTAGTGCCAATATTGTGGGTGAGTCGGCCAATCTTAAAAGTTGCATAACCGCCAACAATACAGTCTTGTTAGCTCTTAACATTCAGACCGTTTATGCCATTGACCTGACCGTCACGATTCAGGCTTATACAGACAACACCTTCACGACATTAATAAGTCAGGCCAGTTCAACTACACGGATCACAGCCAACGGCACATTCAATTACAGCGTGGCCTTCCCTGTCACACTTCCAACCAATGCGGTCGTGCGGTGTCAGACATCTTCCCTGTTGATCATATTGTTTCCGACTTTATTTGGAAGCACACCGATCACACCTTTGATAGTTTCAGGTGGAGTCTGCGGATATGCAGCGAGTGAGCCAAAGATTACACTAACCGCACTTTCTGACTCCACATTTATCTGCAACGGAACGCCTGATGGCGGTATCATCCTTGCTGAACCTGATCTTGCACTTTATAAAGTGAAGCTGCATGAGTTCCAATACGACATATCGCCTGAAGACTTTAGGTCAATACTTGCCCTGCCAATCGGTTCATTCAATCTGATAAAGGATGGCGTAACCCGTGAAACATGGATTGAGGAATTATCATACAATAACTGGACAGGTCGTGCCAACATAAAACTTATCTCAAACGATGCCACTGCTTAAATTTACCAATCAGCCATATTTCCCTGATCCGAACAGTCCCAATCAGATTGACTGCCTGGGTGAGTTCTGCTACCCAATCAATCAGGGCGATAAGATTTACCAACAATGGTATCAGACACCATGCGGTGCTAACCTTGTTACTGATCCAACGTTCAGCAATGTAACGTATGGGGCTGACTTGGTAGTGAACGGTAATTTTTCTTTGCCGTTTGCACCTGATTGGACAACGGTGGGATGGGTATTGAATACAGGCCAAGCCGAAGCCCCGGCAGCGACCACCCCGAATGACCTGACTCAATCGGTTGCCATCGGTTCGGCTTCATTCTACCGGATCACATTCGATGTAGCAGCATTCTCACCGGGTGATGAAATAAGGGTAAGTTTAGGCGGTGGCGGTACATATGTGTTCGATCAGATCGGTTCTTACGATCAGGTTATTAAGTCAGGCTCATCAAATACAAACCTTATCTTTTCTGTTCCTGCGACCAACACAGCCAATGCACTTCTTGACAACGTTACTTTGCAACTTGTCACCTTCAATGATTGGGACACCAACGCATCATGGAGCATAAACACTTCAGGAGGATCGGCCTGTGCTAATGCACTTGGAACGGGTGCGCTGATTGAAGACATTGCCGACTATATCGTTGTAGGTGATTACTACTCACTAACCTTCACTGTATCGGGTGTTACGGCAGGATCAGTTGTGCCCTACATCTCCAATATGCCCCTGACCGCAATCACATCGGATGGCACTTTTATAGTATACGCCACTCCAACCTTGACCGGGGTAGTTTCATTCGTCCCATCCGCTGACTTTGTCGGTTGCATCAGTTCGCCTGACTTGAGGCGGTTACGCAATGACTACCTTTTTGAAGTGATCCGCACCTCCGATTCAGAGCGGTATGACATTTCTGAATACATCGAATACTACGAAGACAAGGTAACATTAGCCTCACCTGTACTTGACTTATTGGAGTTAACTGACGGGTGCTATACGATTGAAGTGACTGATTCGTGCATTATCGAAGGTGATGAACTGGTCACCAACGGCACATTCGCTTCATCCTTCACAGGTTGGACTCGCAACAACGGATCGTATCAATATGCCATCAGCGCCAACACATTGGAGCTGATCTTTGAACCGCTTGAGAACGGCAACATCATAACCAACGGTGACTTCTCCTCAGGTAATGCAGGTTGGACTTTCGCAGGTTGGACTATCGGTGCTAATGCCACCCATACGCCCGGTAACACATCAGCCCTGTCACGTTCAATCACCATAGGAACACCTGCCGTAGCACCATCTGTGCTTGTCAGTTGGATTCAGTTAACAGTAACAGGCATGACGGCAGGTTCATTCACCGTAACGCTATCAGACAAGACATCCGCATCTTATTCGGCTAATGGGGTTTATACCTTCCCGTTGACTCCAACAATCGGAGGCGTTGTGACCATATCGATCACACCCACATCAGCCTTTGATGGTACGGTGGATGACATTCAAGTGTATCAGTCAACACGGGTATGGTCGGCTGCCGCTGTCATCACCAATGCCGTTAACACCTTATTTGTTGCAGGGAATTATACACTGTCATACGATCAAACGGCTAACGACAACCCAGGAAACATTGAAACCTCACTTAGTCTATTGGGACAAACTCAATCGCAGGTGTTCAATGATACCGTAGCGACTCATTCCAATTCAATAACGGGCTACACCCCCGGTGGTCAGGCCGTGAGAATAGTTGGTAAGTTCTATGAAGGCAGCAACTACTTCCCGGGTCGTGTGACGGTTGATAATGTTTCAGCCATTCGGGTTGAACCGTTTGAGGCTACCTATACGAGTGAGTGCCTTGACTACCAATCAAATCACGCCAACACTAAACTGTTGACGGGTTGGTCTGATCAGGATGCATGGGGGTTTGACTTTGTGAACACTGGATTCCTGCTTCAGATGCGGATCGGTGTCAGGTCAATGAACCCATTTCAACAGGTTGTTAAAAACCTTGCTCAGTTCGGCACGGGTGATGCAGCGGTCAAGTACGCTTCCAAGACCAAGTGGTGGCAGTTGGCTACGGATTATATGAGTGAATCAGCACACGATGCAGTTTCAGCCATCATTTCATCTGACCACTTTACCATCGGAACGACCGGAACAGATGACACCGAATACATTGCAGAGGTATCGGACTACACCCCTGAATGGCGGTCGGAAGGTGATTACAGCCTGACTTATACCATATTTAACATACGGCTCAAGGATGGTGGTCAATTATTTAACCGTCACGTTTGATTTAATTAAATATTGATTATATTTGTAACGTTGCCAACACTCCTGTGAGGCATTAAGTAATTCGGGAATAAACAACCTTAAAAAACTTAACGCCCATGTCATGTGCTATTAATTGCAACGAAGTAGAATTATCCCATGAGGCTGAAGACCTCGTATGTCTTGGACTACGCCCTGCCGGAGCAGCTCAGATAGTCATTTACTGGTGTCTTGACAACATCACCGACATCACTGTTCCTGCCCAAACAATAGCAGCCATCGCAGCAGGTGAAGCCATTAAATTGACTTACATCCTGTTTGGTAACGATGCCCCAACCCCTACAACCGGGCCGAAGCCGTTCGCTTGTGGTTCACCAGGCATCCTTTACAACAGCTACCCGATCAGTATCACTGATTACAGCTACAACCAGACCAACAACGAGCTTTTCGGAGCACTTGGTAACGGTCGTAACGTAGCTGCTATCCTTGCATGGGATTGTAACACCAACCCGAACTTCTCCGACACTTCACGTTACTATGTACCATCAGCCGGAGGAATCACTTTCTCAGGAGGACTTATCGATCCAAACAACGATGATGAGGTTGCCTCATTCGTAGTGAACGGCACTTTCAAGGGTGGCGTAACTATCATCCCTACACCTGCCGGAATCTTCGGATAATGGCCACAAAGGGCATATTACTGTGTGCATGGTCTAAGGTGTGTTATGGCTATGCTGCGTTTAACTTCGCAGCCTCCATCAAGCACCTTAGCCCAAATGTGCCTATTACTTTGCTCTGCGATGCCCATGCGATCAGGGATTACAACTGGCAGCACAAGACCGTCTTTGATGACATCATCGTAATGGGTGATGAGGTCGCTGACCCCGGACTGTTCAAGGTGAGCATATACGAGCGACTTCCATATGACTATACCTTGTTTCTTGATGTGGATGCCCTTGCGATCAACCCTGTCGATAAGTTATTGGACAGGCTGATTGCTGACTTTGAGTCAGATGGATCAAAGTTCTACCGCACCCACGTTCACGGATGGTATAACCACGCCTCACCTGATGATATGCCGATGATGTACTGGGCAACACGGGGCGTTATATGGGATCAGTACGGATTCGATCACACCCACCGACTGCCGGGGACTCAAAGTTCCATTCAGTTCATCGCCAAGTGTGATCGTGCCGAAAAGTTCTTCACCGACCTCAAAGACCTGATGAAGAACAAGTACATCCCACTTGAACTGCTCAAGAATAGATGGGGAGGCACGCAGCCTGATGAACTCTACCTGAACATTCAGATTGCCAAAGACCACCTCACCCCTGACATTGAAGGGGCGATGTGGTTCTGTGATAATTCGGAGAAAAGGCCGGGTGTTTTGATTGAAGAGGGCTATGTGTTCCTTTCATACTTTGGTGTACGGGAACGGATCAAGGGTTACTTCATCGATTGGTATGACCGTGAGCCTGTCAGGTTCTTAAGAAAGCTAGGCTTTGCCAACCACCATTGGAAGTCATCGGCTCTTTTTCAATCCAAACACGCAGCCAATAAAGTCAAGCCGATAACACGCACAATCGTTGAACCGGTGACGGACAACAAGGTGTTTGATGCTGAAGTGTTTCAGTCTAAACCCACCAAGCGGATCAGCGTGTTCACGACTTACTACAAAGCAAAGTCAGGATCAAGACAGGCTGAGTTGATTGAGTGCATCCATAAGAACCTTGACCATCCCGACATTGACAGGGTGGTGATTGCTTCGGAGTGTGATGTGCCGGTGGCTCATCCCAAACTTGTAGTCGTGCCATCGCCACGCCTGACCATGAAAGGGCTTGTTGACCTTGCCAATACCATGACAGACAGTGACGATGTGAATGTGCTGTGCAACACCGACATCTACATGGATCAGGGTATCAGCATGGTCAAGGACTTCAATATGTATAAAACCGTTCTGTGCCTCTCAAGGTGGGATAGGACAGGTACTGGCGCACTTCGTTACATCGATGCCGAATACTCACAGGATGCTTGGGTGTGGGAAGGAAGGCTTGACTTCAACGGTGGTGACTATAACTTTGGTCTGCTTGGATGTGATAACAAGTTTGCATACGATGTGAACCAATCAGGCTACACCGTTCACAACCCATCAAGACATATCAAGACCGTTCACCTTCACCTAACCAATGAACGGAGCTACTCCGAACGGACAAGGCTGCCACGCCCATACCTGAACGTAAAAGTGGGAGGCATCACCGAACTGAACAAGAGGCGACTGCTCCTGAACCAACCGGGCAAGGTGGGTGACATCATCCGTGTGATGCCGATAGCAAAGTATTGGGCAGACAAGGGCTATACGGTCGACTGGCTGTGTCCGATTGAGTATCATGATATGTTTGCCTACTTCAACTATGCCAAGCCTATAACGGTTGCTAATGGCGTGTATCAGAAAGAGATTGATCTGTCGTTCGGGCTGAACACCAAGTCAGCAGCTCACGCCATATGGATCAAGCGCAAGAAGAAGCTTGACTCATTCGTGACGCTCAAATATGAACTATCTGAAGTGCCACTCACGGAAATGGACAGGCTCAATTATAACCGTAACTTCAAGAATGAACAGGATTTGTTTGACCACTTTAATAGTGCCGATGGTAGTGATTATGTCATTGTTCATAGTGGCTCTGATTACGGTACTCCTATTTATATCGCTACCAATAAAAGGGTGGTTAAGTTTGAGAAGGTGGGTGCGTTCACGATATTCGACTGGAGGCAACTGATCGAAAAGGCATCTGAGATACATTGCATCGATTCAAGCCTTGCCAACTTTGTGGATGCCGTTGGAACTACGGCTGAACTGTTTTATTACAAGACGGACAAAGTTCCGATGAAGGCAGACGAAACATTGCTCACAAAGAATTGGACAAGGATTAATATAATGGAATATGCAAATAGCTGAAAAAACATTTACATCAAAAGAAATAGGTTGTACCGAATGTAATTGGATAAAGCAAACTGAATTATGTTGTGTTTGTGGTAATCCTAATCAAACTAATAATGACTTAAAGCAGTATGTATATTCAGGGTTTAACTGTGATTTACATGAGCCTAATCCATTTATTTTAAACCTACCAACTGTCAATAAATCAGGAGGTATTATCTAAAGTTAAGGATGCAAATAGCTGAAAACATTGTTCGTCAAGGCATCACAACGGGGGCTAAGTTCAGTACCAAACTGACTCAGTTCATCCGTGAGATGGGGTTCAAATCTGTTATTGAAACAGGCACTTACTTGGGAATGGGTACATCGAAGGCGATCATTGACGGGCTGACTGCTCCGTTTCAGTTTATATCCATTGAAGTGAACCCAAAGAACTTTGCACAGGCGCACAAGAACATCGGCCATATTGATGGGGTGCTTCTCATTAACGGCCTATCCGTTGCCAAGTCAGACATCCCGGTCAGCCTGTCGCAGGACTATCCTGATTGGGTGATCGTTGACCATCAGCCTGACCTTAGGAACAATCTATACTATCAGGAAATAAGATACGATGTACCGGACAACCAACTGAACAAAGCACTATCAATTGTTAAGTATAAGCCCGACATGGTGCTGCTCGATTCAGCAGGATCATGTGGATATCAGGAGTTCCTGTACCTCATCAATCGGTTAAAGGCAGACTGCTTCATTGCACTAGATGACACCGATCATGTAAAGCATTACGAAACGATGAACCATGTAGCCAACCACCCCGATCAGTTTGAGGTGATTTGGCAGATCCGCTCGGAGTTCATTGATCCAAAGCAAGGCGATAAGTTCGGTTCGGCCATCGTAAAATACAAGCACAATGGAGGCTGACACACCGTTCTATGAGATATACATGATGCATTATCTTATGGATGCCACTCATATGTATCTGATTGAAGAGTTCGCCTTCAGTGAATATCACCGATTAAAAACAACCTTGAATTGAGAGCAGGCTTCACTATAATATATGAAGGACTTCACCACTTACAGCACAATGACTTCGCTGAAAAGATGGCTGATATGTTCGACCATTGGATAGTCGTTGAGGGGAACTCATTGCCATACGGAAGCACGAAATGGTGCAACATGGTGTCAGTACCTGCATCGTCACAGGATGGGACTATTGAGTTCATGGAGGAGTTTGCCAAGTCGCACAAAAACGTTCACTTCTATTCACGGGGGGCTTACTTCAACTCAAAGGATAGTCAGGTGAACCATTGCATTGAGATACTGCGCAAGATCACCACATCCTGCTACTTGTGGGAAGTGGATGCGGATGAACACTGGCAACTCAAAGACATTGAACGGGCTGAAGAGATGGCATCCCGGGTGACTGAAAATGGGTTTTCGTTTCAGTTTAATCATCTGCTTGGGCCGGGTATCATGGCCACGGGTGATTGGGGTAGTGGCTACCTGAACCGACTATGGAAGTGGAATGGTGAACTGTTCAAGTCGCACGAACCTGCCATGCTGCGGGGTCAGCGCAGGACGATGCCACTTGATGGCGTTAAGTTTGACCACTACTCGTACTACTTCAAAAAGGACATTGAGTTCAAATCAAAATACTACCCAGGATGCGAGAACATCGTAAAGAACTGGGACAACATACAACAGCCCAACACCTACCCGATGCCGATCAGTAGGTTGTTTGGAGAGAATACACGAATCGGCAGGTCTAACAGTCAAATCATACAACGATGAACTTAGAAAGAGGTTGTTCAACTTGCGGAGGTGGTAACTCAACAGTGCCACGCCCCGTACCACGTCCGGCAAGACCAGTCAGTCTGCCACGCCCAAAAAGATAACAGTTTAAAACGATTCACCCAGTGGTTGAAATAGATAATATTCCCGATATAATTGCTTCGATAATAGAAGTAAAAAAGAAGGCCAAGCTAAAGAGTGTGCTTCCAAACGACACAACCGTTCGGGAATATTTTCGTGGGTATCTTGACTTCATAGGATGGAAAGAGGCCATATCCAACCACACGGTGAAGGGTAAGAAACCCATTAAACTGATATCCGTCAAAGCACCGAACCAATCGGATCAGGAGTTGGCCTATGTAATTGACAACTACAAGCAGATCACGCTTCCTGTATCGTTTGAGTTCCTGTCCACCATTGGCCGGGGGCTGCACGACGCGAACTGGTCGGTGGAGTTCGCTGAAGACAAACCCGATTATGTCAATTCAGAGATGACACTCAAGAAGTATTTGGATGAGGGCATGGTTGCCACTCCACTCCGTATGTCGTATGACTCGTGGTTCAAGTTCGTACTGCCATCAGTCAAGATCAATGACAGCATGGGAGTGATCGCATTCAAGCCATACCGTGAAGAACGTACCACTGAGAATGAAGAGGGCGAAACGGTCATTGCCGGGGACACACTTCCTGAACCGATACCATACTACTACGGATGCGAACGGGTACTGTCTGACTTAGACTCAGGCTATGCCCTGATTGAAACGAACCGGTATAGCAAGGTGATGAAGGGTGGCCGTGATGTGTATGAGGGGATGGTGTTTGAACTGTATGATGATTCAGCCATCTACATCATTGAGCAGACCGGGACATACAATGAATACAAGTTTGAGATTGAGCTTTACTTCAAGCACGACTTGGGCTATATCCCTGTGACCTACTTACAGGGCATCCCTATCTATTACGAGGATGGAAGTATTGCCTATCAGTCACCGTTTTTGATGGTGTCGGACATTTTGGATGAGGTGCTTTTGGATGGTTGCAACCTCAGGTCAGCAAAGGCTACATCGGTTTATCCTCAAAAGGTGATGATCGGTAATGACTGCCAGTTCCAGGATGACAACTTCAATAAGTGCAAGAACGGATTTGTACTTGCCAAAGACGGTGCATCGTTCTACAAATGCCCCGAGTGTCATGGCACGGGTATGGGCGCAAGGACTTCACCGAACAATACGATCTATGTTCGTGGCAAGTCTTCCCTTGACGATGGTGACGGCATGAAGCCAGTTGATGCGCTTACCTATGTATCGCCTTCAATCGATACGCCCAAGTTCCTCCGTGAAGAGATACAGCAGGGACTCATGAACGCCCTGTCCATACTGCACCTGAAGACCACCAACACCGTAGCCCAACCAACCGCAACCGATACCACCGCTACAGGAATGGTCATGGATGAGAAGGGTAAGTATGCCTTCATCAAGTCAGTCGTGGATCAGCTCTTTGAGATATACGAGTTCGGACTGAAGACTATCGGTAAGATGCGATACAGGGATGACTATGTTGCCCCGGTCGTTCAACGCCCGATCACTTATGACTTCAATACAGAGGGTGATTATTTGATTCAGATATCAGCGGCTCAAGCAGCCGGTGCGCCTCCTGTCGTGATCGCCTCGTATGTGTATAAGTATCTTAAAGCGATATTCTACGACAACCCAAAGACAGCCCGTGCCTACGATGTCATCATTGCTGCTGACAGGCTGTTTACGATGACTAAGGAGCAGATCCAATCCGAACTGCCACGCAACCTGATCCAACCGTGGGAGGTGGTGCTGCATGATTCAGCCCTGACATTCATAGCCAACCTTCAGCGGATCAATCCTGACTTCTTGAATCAGGATATGCAGGTCATGATCGATCAATTGGTCGCTGAAGCCCAAGCCAACACACCCGGAGCAGTCGCAGTTAGGCCAACACTTGAGAGCATATTAGGAAATGCCAACGCTTGACGAACTATTAAAGGCGAAGCAGAAACGGCTTGAGTCCGTACCTGATAAGTTCGTGTCGAACATCGAACGGGTGCAGCTCCAACTGTTGAATTCAATTGAAGAGATACTTGCTCAGTTCGACATTGACGGTGATGGGTTCTTTGAGATCACGGAGGCCAATATGTCCAAAGCTGCTGAACTGGATGTGCTGCTTCGTCAGGCATTGGACAGGTCAGAATATGCGGAGGCGATCACCGACTTTGCCAAGCAATACAACGTACAGATCGGGTTCAATAATGCCTATTTTAGTCAGGCATTCAAAGGATTTGAGGCATCCGAAATAGGTAAACAGGTAGTGGCACAGGCGCAACGGAATGCGGTCAATCTGCTGTTGAACAGTTCGCCTGAGTCCGACTTCATCATACCGATCAAGTCACAGATTGAGAATGCCATCATCACAGGTTCACGGTTCAGGGAAACGCTTGAATCCATTCGTACCATTACGGTCGGGGATGACCTGGTTGAAGGCAAGATCAAAAGCTATTCAAAGCTGCTCAGTCAGTCATCATTTGCCGTTGCTGACCGTAGCTATGCCAGTGCCGTAGCAGAACAGATGGGAGCGGAGTGGTTCAAGTGGTCAGGCGGTGAGATCAAGTCAACACGCCCGTTCTGCGGTGAGCGGTTCAATAAGTTCTACTGCAAGAAGGAGATTGAGCTATGGGGTGACGGGCAGAAGACACCCGGCTACGAATGGCCACAAGGCGGAGCATGGGCAGGTGAGATGGATGGGACTAATGCAAGGACAATATTTTCAACGGCAGGTGGATGGGGTTGCCTTCATTCGGTGATGGCCGTGTCGGTTTACATTGTGCCGATTGAGGATGTAAAAAGGGCTATATCGTTGGGGTATTACACTCCTGATGACTTTGATCGGGAGCAGTTGGGGCTATAGGTTACTAATAAAATTAGCAATTGAATTACCCTTTTGTCTTTGACCTTCTTCAACACAACGCCTAAATATAATATTTAAAAAGTTTAATTCAGTAGCGTTCCATGAGCTTCCTAGTTCCATGTAAGGGAAAAATTTTATTTCAAATGAATCAAAATTAGACTTACCTTGAAACGATATTGGAGTAGATATATACACCTTAAATAACATACTTTCGGCATCATAACATGGAATATCATCACCTATTCCCCAAATAGACCCGTCCAACATTTTACTAAACTCAATATATTTATGTAGTCTAGGATCGTCTTTGTAGCTCAACCGTTTTTCGTAGTAATAGTCATAATGAGGCTGACTGTCTTTATTGTGAATATCCATATCATTCTAAATTAAACTATAATAAAAATCCCCCATGCCGTTAACCCTTAACCAACATGGGGGAGACTACTAACTAAATGGAACGCATAACAAATGTACTAATAAATATAATGCGGTCAAGGATAGCCCGATAATCAATGTCCAAAAGCCGATCATTTCCCAGTTGGGGCGGTTAGGTTTCATTTGGCTTGTGCTTAGTTAAGTAATCTTCGTCAACCTCAAAAGCCATCTTATTACATAAAATTAAATAATAATTATAACAGGTCATACAGGCATGGCCTCTGATAAATTCTATACGAGGTTTTACAACTATTGCTTTATGATAGGTATAAATTTCAGCTCCATCCCATCTTTTATACCAAACCTCATCGCCTGTTATAAATTTTAATGGGGTTTCTGTAGTTGCTATTTTCTTCTCAAGAAATATTAGCCTATCTTCAATATTTAATTTTGATTTAAACCAATTCATTTCGCTACATATTTCCTAACCAACTCGTTAAACAAATCCGATGCTGCCTCCCACCGTTGGTAGCTGATGCCATCCTTTGCCACCCGTGCTGCCTGATATTTTACGACCGCTTTGTAGGCATCTTGATCGATGCAGATACGAATATCAATGCACTCCTTCTCCTGTTTACGGTTCGCCATACTTGTATATAATATGGCAATATTATGCAATTCATTTGTTATTACCTAAACTTTGCCTGAATTAGTTTTGAACAAAATATTAACATCATGGCAGCAGTTAAGAATATAATGGTTTACGATACCAAGAAACAAAAGGAATACCCGATTCATCCCTCAATGGCAAATGACAAGGCTTGGTTGGCTGCACGGGGCTTAATCATCCAACAGGAGGCAAAGCCATTTGTGGCCACCAACCTGCCATCAACTCCTGAAGTACCTGTTACGAAAACCAACACCAAAAAATAATGGCTGAAGAAACCACCTCAACACCGCTTGATTTAGATATTATCAAGAAGTACTTCAATACAACCGCCACCACTAAGGAGGAGTTTATTGAGCAAGTCGGAAGTAAGATAATCACTGAGGATCAAATCTTCAAGGATGAGGACATCAAGAAACGGGTTTTCGGCCGTGCTTTCGGATCGGCTACTACTGGCATCAAGCAGACTTTTGAGGCTGAAGGGATCGACATCACAGGTGATGACCTGAAGCAACCGATTGAAGCCGTCACGAAACTGGGCATTCAGAAGATGAAGGATAAGTGGGCAGCCGAAAGGATTGAATTGGAGAAGACGGCCGGAATGACCGCTGATGACAAGATCAAGGAGTTTCAGTCCAACATTGAAAAACTGACCAACAAGAATAAGGACTACGAGAAACTACTGAGGCAGAAAGCTGATGAGTTTGAGAACCTTTCAGCCAATCAGAAGATGGAACTCAAAAAGTTCAAACTATCTTCCACGAGCAAGGACATCACCTCATCCATTAAGTGGTCACCGGACAAGGATGAGTTCAGCCGTAAGGGATTCCTTGCGACCATGAATGAAAAGTATGTCATTGACTTGGATGAGAATGATGCCCCGTTCATAGTTGACCGTGCCACCAACAGCCGTATCAAAGCAGAGGGATCACATTCAACCTTCATGACCCCATCCGATGTGTATCAGATGGAAGCGGCCAAGTCAGGGCTGTCGGCCATCAATAAGAATGCAGGGCAACCGGCCAATAAAAAAGAAATTGTTACATCTGAGAAAAAAGTTGTATCTTCGTCACTACCGGTGGCAGGTCGAAAACAGATGGCAAACACATCGTTTAAAGTAGGCTAACCACATAACACATTAGTTGTCACTTTCCTTTGACATTAAATTTAGGGAACTCGTTGCCACACCCTGCGGCATTATACAAGGGGAATAATCAATCAGTTCACTTTATTTAAAATTATACAACTATGTCAACGGTTACATCGGCAGTCACAACCTGCCCTGATTTGCAAACTACATTGGAGGAGAACTTCTTAGTTTGTCCTGCTAATATCGATCCTATTACCTTACTTCCTTTCCTTTACTCTGCTGAGAACCGCTCCGGTATCGACTTCAGAGTATCGCCTGTTCCGGGAAAAACTCGTGAGCTTCTTGCTGTTTATTCTCAACTGATCTCTGATTCTGAGGCTACCACTATCTCTGATTGCGATGGCAACTGTACTGCTACCACTTCCCGTGGTGACCTGTCCACCACCTATACAATGGATTGCGATGGCTTCATGATGGAAGAACTTTATGACCCTGCTTTATGGCGTCAGTCATGTACTTCCGGTTACGACAAGGTTGCAGGAACAATCCTGAAACTCATCGCTGCGCTTGATAACAAGATCAGCAAGTCCGTTGTATCTGAAGTATCAGGACTGATGGGTGCATGGGCATCTGAAGTATCAGGACTTACAGGTGACACTTTGGTGGTTAACACGCAACTGCCATCTACAACTACTCCAAACCCTTCCGCATGGCAGGACATCGACCTGGCTTTGTTACAGACAGGCTACTGCTCTGAAGCATTCATGGCAGGTGGTGCGGCACTCTACAAATACAACCGTTTGATGGAGGCAGGTTGCTGCGCTACATCAGGCTTGAACCTTGCCGATATGTTCGCCATGTACGGTAAGGCCGTAACTTGGGATGCTCACATCCAGGCTGCTGTTGGCCAGTACATCACTTGGTCGATTCAGCGTGGAGCAATCCAATTGCTGACATTGAACATGAACGGTGGCTCTGAACTTGACTTAGGCTACATCAACGTGGGCCCTGGTGCAGGAACTGAGTTCGCCGGAATCGTTAACTCACCTTACACTGGTCTTCCTTATGACCTTACAATCCGTTACGATTGCCGTAAGATTCACATCATTGTTGAAGGCCGTGTGAAAGCAGTTGGTCTGCCACTTGATATGCTCCCTGCATCGCACCGTATGGAAGGCGTTACCTATGCTAACGTTATTCAGGTTGTAAACACCTAATAGCACACTCCATGTTGATTGATATCGGGAGAGCCGTAACTCTCCCGATTCTTTAAATTTAATCCCTTAAAATCGGAGTGCTATGGCTTGTTTTGATAACATCATTTCATTAGAAGAACTTTGCCCCGATCAGGAGTCATTGTCGGGGTTTTATCTCAATCAGATCGGTATCAACAAGACCGAAATTGAGCAGTACATCACTAAGGATTTTTCATCCGTTCAATCCTTCATTGATAAGAAGTCAGCCTTTGCCGTCAAGAAAGTAACGAGCGAAGTCTACTCCTACCTATCGCCACTATTCAAAGCCGACAGCATCCTAACGGGCGCACGTATCGGCTACGAGGCAACACAAAAAGAACTTATCGCACAGTCAGGCTATGTCGGCACTAACGTAACACTACGCAATGCCAACAGTTACCTTGACTTTGTGCTGTCAGACATATCGCTGTTCACCGACTTTACGGGAACAGTGCCGGTACTTATATATGATACCATTCAGGGCAAACTACTTCAGACCGTGAACATCACCACCGTAGCAGGTCAGGTGTCCACATCGTATGAAAAGGTGGTCGTATCAGCACCCCGCAAACAGCTCAATCTTTGGATCGGGTATGATGCAACGGCCATCAACAGCTACAAGACAATCACTCATTCGGGCTGCTCAGAATGCCACGGGTTCACGTTCAACCATAAGTTCATCCAGGCAACTGGTTCAGCCATTGCCAACCCATTCACGGAGGTGACACTTACGAACCTGACACATACCGGTGGCGTGTCGTTCAACTATTCGGTTGCCTGCAATCATGAAGATTGGCTTTGTAACCACCGTAATATATTGGGGCTTCCAATACTTTACGAGACGGGCGTAGAGATTTGCAATCATGCACTTTTGGCTGCACCGAATCAGCGCACCATGTCAGTCACCACGCTAACCCGTGAACTGATGGAGCAGAAACTTGCCTACTTTGAGCATGAATACAACAAGGTGATGAGCAACATCCTAAAGAATATGTCAGTCCCTCAAGACCGCAACTGCTTTAACTGCTCACAGCGAATCATTTCGATTGACACCTTCGCATGACACTGGATCAGCACATACAGAAGATGCGGAGGTTGGCTGATGAACTGGTCAAGGCCGATAAGCCTGTATATTTAGCGGCTCAGTCGGCATTGTCGCAGTTTAGTGAGAGGGTGTTTACAAAGGGCGAAGATGCCAATGGTGGTCAGTTCATTTATGATTATAAGACACCGCTATACGTTGATCCCACAAAGACATTCGGTAACACCTCATCCCTAAAACCACCAAGAGGCAAGACGGGTAAGAAGGTGTTTGCTTCAACAGGTCAACCACATAAAACCACATGGGTTGAATCCTATCAGGCACTTCGGGGTTTAGTAGGCCGTGAAGATTCGTTTGTGAATTGGGTTGCTACGGGTGATTTGAAGTCAGAGATTGAGAACCGCTCATCAGGCGATGTTCAGCCAATCAAGGTGAATGATGCCGATTATAAGATTGCTGTCCTATCAAAAGAGAATAGCGAAAAACTGAAAGGCAAGTCAGGTGATGGCGGCCTCATCAAGAAATACCCTAACGTTTTCGTGCTATCCAAATCAGAAAAGGCAACCTTCTTCAAGGTGTTTGATATTCAATTCTTAAAACTGATCCGTACAGGACTATGATAATTCAGGACATTGCGTGTGACATCAAAGAACTTATCCTGTCATCAGGGTACGTGACAACTCACTTTGAATATTGTGAGCTGATCCGTAACGGTAACCGCACCTACCCGGCTCAGTACATACCCGGCGGCAACTATCAGGAAGTGTTCAACAATGATGTGAATGGGAACTCCTATGTCCGCAAGGCCGGGAACGTTTCATTCAGTGAAGCCACATCCAAACGACACAAACCATTCCAAGCCTGTGGTGGTGTGAACTGGCAAGTCATGACCATGCCGATGCGCCTTGTCATGGTAGTGCCTCGTGAGAAGATGACGGACACCGCTTTCTCGGATGATGTGTTGGCACATGAGATCATCACGCTACTGTCGGGTGCAGTCACGCCAACCATATATGGTATTGATTCATTATCCTATGATGTGAAGTCGTATGACATTGATTCGCTCTCCATATGGTCGGAGGAAGTGAAGGGTGTTGACTATCAGATGAACTTCCGATACGCTTACATTGCCATCAACTTCAATGTGGCGGCTACAATCAATCCAACCTGCTTAACATCACCATGCTATGCCTATTAATCTTGCTTTAGGGAAAGGACTCTGTTTCAACTGGTGTAAACTGATTCTTGGAATCCCACCTGCACCACCACTTGAGCCACCTGTTGAGCCAACATCACCTGCATTCATCATGCATTATGATGACATTGCCTTTGCGCCCGTTGTTGACCCGACTGACGTAGCACAATGGAATACTTTTTTAGTGGCAGCAGGAGTACCGTTTACAGCCGTTACAGTAATAGGCAATGCCGTTTATCTTGAGGGTGGCGTTGCGGTGCAATTAAATGCAAGTGTGTTTGAAAATAATGCTTCGATCCGTATAGTTGAAGATTCCGATGGTATGGTAACATCAACCGGTGGGCTTACTTTTAGAGATTGCGCTACGATCCAGTATGTTAAATTGCCTGGATTAACGACAGTCACCTTTGAAGAGTTTAAGGGATGTTCAAGTTTAGCTACCTGCTCAATTACCAATGTTACATCAATAGGTGATCGTGCATTTTGGTTTAGCGGAATTACGGCAATGGTATGTCCTTTGTGCGTAACGGTTGGAAGCTATGCTTTCAATGGTTGTGGTTCATTAGTTGACGCTGATTTTAGGACAGCTACTTCATTAGGTGATGGTGCGTTTAATTCAGCACCATTAACAGGTAATACCCATTTTGATATAGTAGATACGATTGGAGAGGCGTGTTTTCAAGGGTGTTCATTTACTAATATTCAGATACCGTTACTTGCCAATGTATCGGCTGCTGGTGGTGAATTTGCAAGTAACCCCAATCTTGTAGGATTATCATTTCCGTTTGTTACTAAAATTGGTTACGGTTTCTGTGCAAACTGCCCATCATTAATTTCGCTATACCTGCCATTATGCGGTGACTTTGGGGGTACTACGGGTGATGATTTTGTTTTCGATGCATTGTCAGGTAACACCGTAACAGTAACCGTACCTGCCTTGCTTGAAACGTGCGATGGTGGAAATCCTGACGGTGATCTAGTTTATTTAGCATCAAATAACACAACAACCATAACTTATGTATAATATGAAAAAACTACTTCTATTCCTATTCCTATTACCCCTGTTCATTACGGCTCAACCAGTCAGGGATGAATATTTCACCATCAAAGGTAAACCAACCATTGCCGCTTCGAACACGAACGCCAAATCGGTTGACTTCGTTAATAAGAAGGTATGGCATTATACCAAGCTGACCAACGTATGGACTGAAGTCACCGATACCAACATCGTGAAGATGTATTTGGGTGGTGGCGGTGGATCAGTTGGGCCAATCGGGCCACAAGGGCCAGTTGGGCCACAAGGTATTCAAGGTGTTCCGGGAGTATGTCCTACCTGCCCCCCATCAGGCGGAGGCGGGGCATCCACTCCGGGCACGACCGTACACAACCCGTACCTTATCGAAACACTTGCAGAGATTCAGGTCGGTGGTACGGGATCGAATCAGACTATCGGGACTTATACCTACTCAGGCATCACGGTCACATCGGCTGACCTACTCGATTGGGCGAATCTGCAATATGCCATGTATTTGGCAAAGACCAAAAAGAAATCGGTTATCTCAGTCGGTAACTTCAACACCGCCAAGTCGGTTGAACTTTACAAAGACCTGTATAATCTGAACTGGGACGGTGGACTTCAAACCACTATCCGAACTCAGAACAACAACACCTTTGCGGTCATAGGAAGATCAAAGCCTGTCGATAACAACGAGGCGAATGTGATGATCTCAAACAGCACCTATGTGATGAGGGGCATCATTATAAAGGCGCAATCCAATCAGATCGGGCTTGAGTTAATCAGCACCTACTCATCACTACTTGAACAGATCAGGGTATTCGATGCTTACACGGCCATTCACTTGCGGTTTGCCCTGAACACTCAGGTCACTTTAGCCGATGCAGGGACTTGCTATAATGGGTTCATCGCTGACATTGGAAACTGGACGGGTGCAAGTAATAGCAACTCACAATCTAATCACAGCACCTTCTATCAATGCCATATCTACTCAGGTTCAACCACGGGAGGCAATGTCGGATTCGGGGTGTATGCTTGTTCAGGTGTGGTGATTGATGAGTGCATCGTTGAGGGTGGTAAGTACAAGCGGTGCATTGATTCTGACTTCAAGATGTCAAGCGTGGTGAAGGATATAACAATCCGAAATACGCACTTTGAGACTGTTTACGGCAACTCAGGGGCAGCTTCAGGCGAGGCTTACATCTTCCTTCGTGGCGTTGGAACGGCTCACATATCGGGCATATTTTCACAATATCCTGGATGCCTCATAAACGCTTCAGGAAGCCCTGCTCAACTGATTGTTATCATTACGGGAGTGGAGTGGATGGTTACGCCTCCTGATGGCAAACTGATATACAATGCAGGGAATGTAATGTACTCGTTTCAGTATAACAATGCTGAACAGTTCTCCAATCCAAATACCATAGCATCATTCTTTACCGGCACGGCTATCGCTAAATGTAACGGATTCGCTTGTGGACTCAATAAATATGAAATCAAAGGCTTCGGCTACTAAACTATGAAAATAATGCTCATACTGCTGATTGCGTTTACTGCGGAAATACCGTGTAAGTGCATACAGGACAAAGGCAAAAAGTACCAAATGACCAAGCCGGGACTATCAACTGTATGTGTCAATAAGTTTGAGTGCCAGACCATGCTTGGTTATGGTTGGGCTAATGATTGCAATTGTCAGTAAATAACTAATCTCACCGCCATAAACTCCCCCTGGTTCATGGCTTATGAACAAATTACTAAGCTTGTCTGTGTATATGTCAATACTCTCTATGGTAACGCTCGGCTCATCAGTCGGGGAGATGATCCTGAACGTAATTCTTGCAGCTATCCTGTGGATATTGGCTCAGTACTGCTATCAGCTTGTCACTAAGATAAACGCTGTTCATGAGTTCACTTTAACCCATGCCGAAAAACACAAGAATCTCGAAAAGGAGGTGATCCGGATTGATTCCGATGTCAAGAAAATCAGCACCGATTTGAAAGAGCAGATCACTGACTTGAATGACAAGCTTGATGATTTCATGGGGGAGATCAGAAAAGACAGGCACACAGTTTAAAACTTATACTATGGCAAAGGAATTAACCATCAAAGTTAAAAAGTCAAAGAAAACAGGGCTGTTATTTTGGGTAATGATCGGGGCGAATGGGGAAAAGATGGCTCACTCAGAAGGCATTGAAAATAAATCATATTTGTCTAACCTGCTCAAACGCTTTGAGGCAATGGGCTTTAAAATCGAAAAACTGAAATGATCGAATCAATCTTGAACGGCATTACACCGAACGCATTCTTCGGATTCTTATTCTGGTCTGTAATCGGTGGCATCATCGGGATACTGACACAGCAAATCAAATTCGCCAAGCCTATCAAAGCCAATGGCGGTTTCTCTATTATGGTTTGGATAAAGGAGAATTGGGTGAGATCGGTCACCGCTATCCTTATTATGGTGGTTGGCATCATATTTCAAAAGGAACTGACAGGCGTGGAGTCAACTAACTTCACCGCACTCATGGCAGGATTTACGATTGATACGGTTGTCGACCGGTTCATTAATCGCAAAAAGTGAAATACGAATACATCATAATATTGCTGTTAGCCCTGATCTGCGGTATGTGGTCATTACAGACCTGCAACCATCGTAAGGAACAGGCAACATCACAGGCAGTTTATGATTCGTTACAAGTCAGGATAAACGGTATTAGTGACAGCATTACCATCAGTAACCATCGGATTGATTCGATTGATGTTCGTATTGATTCACTCGGTCAGAAAAGAAAGGTTAATACCGCCAAAAAGAATGCTAAAATTGATACCGTCCGTCATGCTTCTACTGTTGCCCTTGACAGCATCATTCGCACAATCATCGCCCGACACCCTGTGCTATAGTAGTGAGGATATGCGGTCGCTCACCATCGCCATCATTGAGGGCGAGACGTGCTGTGATAATCTGACACTTTGCGATCAGCAATTGGCAGGGTTCGTTCACATGGTCAGCGAAAAGGATTCCATTATCTCCGATATGCGTTCGATTGTCAGCATAAAGGATCAGACCATCGATCTCCGCACTAGCGATATGGAGGCATTGAAATCGGATGTGAAGTATTGGAAGAAGCGGTCAACTGTGACCATCATACTCGCATCCATCGTCACCGGATTCACTTTGTTTATAGCAGTCAAGTGATGGAATCCAAACGGGATAAAACAAGCATTGCCTGTATTGGGACAAACTGCCCGATTCGGTATAATTGTGGAAAGTTTTTCCGAATGAACTATAAGGATAAGTGTTTTGAGATCATCCGTGCGCCAATCAAACTTGACAGGGGTAGGGCTGATTGTAACGAATTTGAGAAGATATGACAATTAAAATAGTGCGCAATGACCGTAATGATAGCCGGTCAATCGGAACACTTACGATGCCCATGTTCACCTGCTACACCTTAGAGGACACAGACAGAGGTCTGAAAAAGGATATGCCGTTAGAAGGCATTAAAGCCATAAAGGTTCAGAATAAAACCGCCATTCCGTATGGCACTTATGAGGTGGTTGTAAGTTTTTCAAACCGCTTTCAAAAGATGCTACCACTTTTGGTCGGAGTGCCTGGATTCGATGGCATCCGCATACATCCCGGCAACACCGCAGCCGATACGGAAGGGTGCATCTTGGTGGGACTGGGCAAGTCGTTTGATTCGATCACACAATCTCGATCAGCGATGAGCCGGTTTATGACACACCTGATGGCATCGCTAAAGACTGAAAAGTGCTATGTGGAGGTGGTGAAGGGTTAAAACCTCCACGGCAACTTCGGTGGATGTCCACTGCCCCGTTCTATGTCGGCCTTATTCAGCCCGTTGATACCGGCAGCTATTAGTGCAATACAGATGACTACGATTATCAGCGGCACTATCTCATCCGTTACAAGGATAAACGGCACACACAGCACCGCAATGGCTACGGAGGCAACTATTATGATGCTCCAAAATACTCTGACTTTCCGGTAGTGGATATCGTCGATGTGGCTCATCCCTCCCATTCCTTTAATTCAGTCCTAATAGCCTGTTCCTGTTCGTTTGTGAATAGTATATTATCCATATACTGAAAGAATGTATGTTGATCCAGTCCGGTCGCTATCAGCAGCCGTTCCAGGTTAATCCCGTTTAGAATGGCATGGTGTAGTTTGTCGTAGGTGTTCATGGTATATCTAGGTTGCCTCCGTCAGTCCGCCCAGAGGGTGGCGGTTAGAATAGTTCAACTGTTGCGTTCATGGCTAATTTACCAAGTCTTACCTTATCGGGTAGTTCGGATTCGGGGACTTCGGATTCATACAACTGCTCAGTAGGAAGTGTAATCATATTCCCTGCTGTTGAATCATTGTAGTACGTCTTATAGCCTACTCCCATGTGATAATATGAAACGCTTTTGAAATCGAATAACATAACCGTTTTGATTGGGTTACTCATAAGTACTTTACCCCATAAGAATATCGGATGCCATACTCGTTTGTCTTTAGTTAATTCCATTGGTTTATTTTTTAAATTGATTACAAGTCATATCATTTGACACTATTTCATTATGAATTTTACAGGTGAACCGAACCCACTCAACTGAACCCATTGAAACTCTCTTACTTGTTGTCACTTCAACATTTGCGCATTTAGAGCAGGTTACTTGCTTTATTGGAGTTGGCTTAAACATCTCATTTATTTTTTAGTCCTGTTATTTAAATTCTCCCCTGCTTATGGTGGTGAGGTGGGTTAGTTATGTAATACGCTTATTAATAATATATCCCCATCTTATTTTATCTGCTTTACTTTGGTCTGTTGATCTTTTTCGACTTTTCCCCCAAGTGTTAAACTTTGTTTCGGCATCTATAAACCAATTAGATGCTTTATAAATAGTTCCTAAATGAACTTCAGTATCTTGGTATGATATTAGTTTTGTTACTAAAGGTAGCCTCTTATCAATATCTTTAATCATTCTGCTAATTAAATTTGTAGCAGTATTTTTAGGGCAAAGTTCTGATATTGCCATTCTCCTTAATTCTAATGTTTTCTCAATATCAAAATTCTGGTTAACTGGACTACTCCAAATTGCACAGGCAACCCATATCCCCATATAACTAGCACCGTAACAAACATAATATCTATTCCTTACTATATTGCTCCAATGTATTGCAGGTAATCGGCTATGCCATACATTATTCAATGCAGATGCAAAATGTGGCTTAATAACATCAAGTTTTAATGACTTAGGGTTTTCCGCAATATCAAAATTGCCATCCCAAAATAAAGGCTCTTGTATCATAATTTGTTTAATCATTCTCGCCTTTTTCAAACTTCTGCGCTGGGGTCATTTTGATGGGGATTAACAGGTTCAACTTTTTGGTATCGCTTTGTAATTTCATACTCAATTTTAACTATATCTAAAATGGTTGCACGTCCTTTTTTTGTTATGATGCAATCGTATAATTCAACAAATAAATCCAAGTGTTCTGACTTAAAATTGAATCCACAAATACGAGTAGCAATACTCATATAATCTATCTTTTGTTCTTTAGTCATTTTTCCGTTGTGTTAGGGGTGAGGTCGTTTAGGGTGTAGCCGATATCTTCACGCCATGATTTAAAGAAGGTTTCGGAATCATAGCCTTTGATTTTAAGACCTTCATTACATGAATCAGCGTACATTAATAACTTCTCCACCTCATTCAGATCAATCTGCTTGGGCTGTGAGAGGGTGATGGTGGATAGGGCGGTGCGGCATAGCGGCAACAATGATAGTATGGTAGCTTTGGGAACCGCCTCACTTGGATAGTTGTTTTCGTGAGTCATTAAAAGCATCTGCTTTAATAGCTCATTCTTAACAGCCTCAACAATCTGTTCAATTTGCTTTTCGGTTAGTTTCATGGGGTGGGTGGGGGTGGATATTCAAATGAACAATTATCTTTAATGTATTTATCAATAATGATTCTTAGCCATTCATTCTCTGATTTCAAAGCCTTATTTATAGACACCTCTCTTGCAAAGTCTATGCTAATCTGCATAACCTTTGCCATTAAATCTGCTTCATCTTGTTTCATATGTTTTGTTTTTATTAGGTAAGAATCCAATTTTCTCTGTTATGTATTCCATAAAATCACATGGATACCAACTTTTTACAATAGTTTCATGGGGTGGGTGGGGTTGATACTGGTTCAACTTCTTTGTGGCGTTCCTTCACTTCACGCTCAATTTTGCATATCTGAAGTATATCAGTTTTGCCTTTATCTTTCAAGATTTGGTCATATATTGTAACTAATAAATCAATATGCTCATCTCTGAAATTAATGCCGCATATACGAGTGGCGATACTCATGTAGGTTGTCTTTTCTTCTTTAGTCATCTCATCTAAATTTAGCCTCATCGTGGCTGGTTAATCCGTCATTCCGTGATCGGGCGGTTCGGGTTATCTGATTAATTCCTTTCGGCATTTTTTAAACACCTCAATGTCGTACTCGTCAACACCTTGTTGTCTGAATTTCTTTAAGTCGTATTTTCCAAGTCCAGCCGAAAACAATTCTCTTGCATCAGTTTCAACCATGTAGTTATTCATTCTTATTAAGGTTGCAACAGCACAAGCAAACCCTTGCGTGAACCTATCTATTTTTTCCTTTTTCATCTTTCCAATTGTTATGCCCGTGGGCTGATTTATATTTCTTGTGGTGGTTTATTATCATCAATCATATCCTCATCGCCAAGTCCATTATCAACCATGTATTGCAGTTTTGATACCTCCGCCCTCAGCTCCTTAACATCACTCTCAAGGCTGCGGATGATCTTGGCTTGGTCGGAGTTGTCAGATTGTAAGGTGGCGATGGTTTGCTCAAGTTCAATAATCCGTTCAGCGGTTTTAATGGGAGTATCAAATAGCTCTGTGAATGTAGATTTCTTATGCTCTTTAGCATCCGTAAATGTAATCGGATGGGGTTTTACGTTGTTGTTTGAGTTGTCAGGCATTTCAGTGTCCTCCGTTTTTAGGGGTTAGTAAAATTTATATCCTGATGAGAATTATTTATTAAAGCATTTTTTGCAATCTGTTTCAAATAATTAGCATCATTTGATAATTGAATGGCTGCAACTCCATTAAGCTGTTCACCTTCTTTTAACTCCGCTTCAAGTGTTTTAATCGGGTATGCTATTTTTCCAAGAGCCTTCTCCAGCTCCTCCACCCTTGCCTGCAAGGTGGCGATGGTGGATTCTGCCTCTACAAGTTGTGCTTTAGTAATATCATTATTCAATTCAGCAGCTCGTTGGTAGAATAAGGCTTGATTAACCTTAACTATGTATTCTTCATCCGCCTCCTCCTGCACCTTCTGCATTGCGGCGATGGCTTGACTAACGCTAATTACATGGCTATCAGCATTAGCCATTAAATCTATGTAAGTTGATGTGGATAAAGCAGCCTCTGCCAGTATCTCAATGTGCTTTTCGTTTGTCATGGCTTCGATTTTTTAGTTAGGTTATTTGTTGTGGGTTGTAACATTCTGGTGAACGGTCAGTAGTAATACCATTCTTTTCATACAAGAATCCACGAGGCGCATTCTCTCGTCTTATAGCCCCACATTTAGTACATTTTGCACATGATGGTTTCTTTTTGCCATTCCAAGCCATCCAAGTATGGTGTTGATTTACTCTATTTTCGTGCATCTTCGGTGGGGGTTGGGGTTTGATTATTTTCTAAATTCACCTCGGCTGATAAGGGTAAGATTGGAAGTGAATGTCTTATTGTGCTTTATTGAATAGATTAATAATAAATTTGACGGATAATGATAAACTAAATCACCTTTATAAAATTGTGTTTTATTACATGACGGACATTTAACTTTTTCTCGAATAACTTTCCATCCTTCATTATCGGCTTCTTCTGCTAGTAACCATTCTTCATCACTTACCTTTTCTTTATCACAATAATAACAGGATAATACAGCATATTGATATTCGATTTGTTGCTCTAATTTATCAATGTTACTCATCCCTTCCCTCCCTTCTGTAATGCAAGGAAGTGGTGTTCAAAATCCTCATTAATGTTACGAAGTGATTTGTACCCAATTATTGGAGTTCCCCTAAGTTCCATCAGTTTAACAAGTATTGATTCATTGATTGTTTCAACAGTAAAATTAGCATTGGAATAAATGGATTGAACCGTTTTGATAATATCCCAATCGGTTGGCGTTGGCTCACTCACCTCCTTAACGGCAGATGGTGGGGTGTGCTTGGTGTGCCATGTTAATACCTTCTGATAGAATTTATACTGTTTTGGATTAGATAGTAAATCATACAACTCCTGTTCAGCAGTCATCGGCTCTGGGGTGATGGGGCGGATGTTACTCTTTGGAATTCGGTATGCCATATTTGGTGAGAGAAATGGAGTTAAGAACATTGATGTTTCTGAAATAGTTAATATTTCTGCATCAATCCATTCATCAAAATGTACGTTATACTTAACTGGCTCCCCCACTTTCGGCTCCCACGCCTCTGTTGGTTCGGGTTTCGAATAGCAATCTCCAATTAAATTAGGGTGAACCATAATGTGACAGTACGGACATTCCACCTTTTCATTCTCGGTTGGTGCGGGCGTGATGATCTCGGCTTGGAACATTTCGGATTGGGTTATTCTCATTAAATCTGATCCGCCATAAAATATAATAGTATAACTTATTTGGTTTATTGAGTGTACTCTTTCCACCACCCCGGTTAGCCTGACCACATCGCCTACTTTTGGATTTTGTTTCATTGGGTTTAGTTGTTTAGTCTGTTATTAATCCACTCAGAATATGATTCGTATTTTATAATATAGATCGATCCTTTATATAACTTGTAAGTCATTACGCTATATTCAGCATCATCTATTAGCACCTTTGTGGGAGTAAAAAATAAGGCTATCTTAGTCCATAACGACTTCTTTTGTGGTGTTAAATCATAATTAAAGTGAGCCATGTCAGTTGTTTATTATTAGTGAGAATAGATTACGTGGTGACTGCCGGAGTGCCTTTGACAGCACGGCCACATCCTCCAGGCTCATCCGCTTGGGCTTTGATATTCTGTTGTAAGTTGTCTGCCTTGACCAACCGGTCAGCTCCGATATCTTGGCCACGCTGATGCCTTTTCGCTTTGCTATTTGCTCTATGATGTTCATTTGTATAATTATTTTGACTGCAAATATAGGCAAGGATATTGAAATACCAACAAAATTTGTCAAATAAATTTTACATTTTGATAATCAAACAGTTACGATACTTTGTCAAAAAAACTTTACAACATTTGTAATTTGTGCCAAAACCTTATATATCTTCGCCCTATCAAATAACAATTAAAAACTAAACGCTATGAAAAACTTTAAAATTGAATTTGCGGTATTGGCAATGAAAAACGGGCAAGTTGTAAAAGCTACGGAAGTTGCTACCGTATCAGCTACTGATAAAAAGGCTGCTTACTCTCAGGCTAAAATTCAAGGCATCTGCCACTGGTCACAAATCTTATTAATACAAGAAATAAACTAACATGAAAAATAAAGTCACCACCGCAGTCCTCCGTGCCGCTGCCGAACTGGAAGCGAAAGCCCGACTCATCATGAACGCCACGAAAGGATCAGTCCTTCCTCAACCTGTTCAGGTTCGCAAGATCGTCACCAACAGCCCATCCTATTTCGATAAGATGACCTTTGTCAGCCCGAACTCACCCACCTCATCATTCGTGACACGGCACGGTGAGGTTTTATTCGTCATCGAATTATGAACGGATACATGAATAACGTGGCCACCCACCTGGCTATGTTCGGAAACACGGAAGGCATCACCAATAATGAGCCTGTAATTGATATGGATGCCACGGTTGACAAGTTGGATCGGGTGATTGATTTGATCGGGGATGGCATCATGGCAATAGATGAAACCAACCGGCAACTGAAAGACACCAACTCGTTCTATCACCTATTCCAACGGCAACAGGAAGGCCGGGACTTGCTTTACGTTCTGCACCACCAACAGCAACGCCTCAAAGGATTATGGAACTACTATGTTAAACAATTGATGTTATGAAGACACGCCTCACATTCGTACTATTATTCATTACCATGCCGATTTGGGTAATCCCGTGTGCATCCTACTGGGTGCTGTCCGGCGAGTCCACGCTGTTTGGCTACATCAGCCACACCGCTGATAAGTTCATCAAGTAACAAGGCAACAAACGTAGCTCAGATGGTAGAGCGCACATAGGAGGTTGTTATTAGCGTTTCAGCCTGAATGTGAGGTCGTGGGTTCGAGTCCCACCGTTTGTTCAAACTTTAACCCTTAAAATCAAATAACATGGAAATCACTAAAGAACAAATCCAAGAAAAGATTCATGAGTGCCACATGAAATGGGCGCAAAACATTGTTGACCTTGCAAAAAAACACGGGCTTGATTGGGATGCTCAGTTAGAGTTTATTAATCTGACAAGTTCAATCATAGACCATGCCTGGGCTGAAACAAGGTACGGGATTTATGTCGTTCACAACGAACCAATGGAAAAGATTTATTACGACAAATACCTTCCGATATACGGCTCGATGATCGAAGCTGACATGGATGAGGTTGCTGACGATGAGAAGGAATTCGATGACTTCGATGACCTCATCGATCATCACTCCGACATGGTCAACCGGGCGCATGAGGCTTCAGAAGGAATGGAACGATAATAACTACACAACCATGATAACATACCACAAAGATTTACAACAAGGCTCACCGGAATGGCTACAGATAAGATGCGGTCTTATAACGGCAAGTGAAACAAAGCTAATCATCACACCTACCTTAAAAATAGCGAATAACGATAAAACGAAACTGCACCTCTATGAGTTGTGCGCCCAACGGGTTAACAAATTTGTTGAGCCATCATTCACTTCATTCGACATGGAGCGTGGATTGTTTGATGAAGTTGAGGCACGGATGATCTACCATGATAAGATTTCCCCGGTTACGGATATGGGATTTATCACTAACGATAAATGGGGTTATACAATAGGCTACTCCCCCGATTGGTTAGTTGGAGAGGATGGACAATCGGAATGCAAAAGCAGAAAGCAAAAATTTCAACTCCAAACCATTGTAACGAACACAATTGATCCCGACTACATCATCCAGTTGCAGACTGGACTATTGGTGTCAGAGCGCAAATGGTGTGACTTTGTGCAATACAGCAACGGGATGCCGTTATACATAAACCGGTGCTATCCTGATGAGTCAATTCAGAAAGCCATACTGGAAGCAACTAAAGATTTTGAGGATAAGATCAAGGAGGTTATTGAAACCTATACGACCAACGCTTCAAAGTACATAATGACTGAACGCAAATCCTACGAACAGGATATCATATTTTAAACCCTTAAATACTTAACTAAAATGGACTTATCAAAAACAATCGAACCAAAATCCGATCAAATGAATGCCGAGGACTTCATTGGCAAAGGATCAAAAACAATCAAGGTCACTAAAGTGTCCGGCAACGATGATTCACAACAGCCTGTATCCATTAACTATGAAGGCGATAACGGTAAGCCATACAAACCGTGCAAAACCTGCCGGAGGATACTGGTTTCAGTATGGGGTGCTGATGGCGCTAAATACATTGGAAGATCAATGACGCTGTACCGTGAGCCTGGAGTAAAGTTTGGAGGCATCGAAGTCGGTGGCATCCGCATCAGTCACATGAGTGATATCGATCAGCCTGTGACAATGGTGCTATCGGTTTCAAAGGCAAACAAGAAACCGTTCATAGTTCAGCCAATAGTCAAGGTTAAGCCGGAACTAACCCCTACCTACAAAGGATGGGAGGCAGCAAAGAAAGCACTTGCCGATGGGGGTTACACCATTGAGCAGTTGCGTGATATGTTCGTTATTTCAGATGATAATGAGGAACTAATTCGGATAAAATGACCATCGTAGCATTCATCACTAAATCGAATCAGCCTACCGACACCTCCCTGGCTGAAGCCTACATCACCATTGAACGGCTAAAGGAACAGCTTCAAGTGTACCTTGTCCGATCGCTTCAGTTAACCGATTACGAGCGAATCCGGATCGTTGAACACATTAAGGAACTCACTTGGTGGCTATCCAATAACAAGCAACGTATCGTCATCACATTTGAGATGAGTGACAACCAAGAACGGCACTATAAAAGGAAGGCAGCAGGGTGGGTTTGAAACTATATCGAATCAAGTCACCATCAGGCAAGGTGCTACTCATCACGGCTGAAACATTCTACCAGGCCGTGAATATGGCAGTCGCACAGGATGGGATGGGGTATTCAATTCAAGAGTATTATAAACTAAATAAAAACTAAAAACTATGGGAACACTATTTGACCAAACCCCAAGAAATTTACATTTTATAGATTACGATAAATTAAAAAATCGTTTGAAGGATTACATTAAAATTGCTAATGAATTAAAATGTAGCTTATCTGATGTAATTGAAGCCGATAAAGTTCTTGAATTAGATCGCAAAAACAACGTCTATATTGAAAACGGTGACATCCATGACGAACAGATGGCTGGATTTGGATTGTTAATAAAAGAACTTATTAACACCTTGAAAGAGTTAAATGGATAACTATTATTATTGCCTTGTATTGTCGAAGATACCCGATACTGGTTATCACTAACCTTTAAGCCCCATGATTGTGCCTTCGACCACATGATTGGGGCTTTATAATTTTTTAATACATGACCCTTTTAGATGCTGCACAAAGTTACTTTGATGAAGGATTCAACCCTTTACCGCTAAAGAACAACAAAGCCCCGATGCTCAATCCGGGGCATCCTTTTCTGTATGAGAAAATTGACCGCATCGAAGAGCGGTTCACCCGTTGCGAAAAGATAGGCATCGCCTGTGGTGACATTTCGGATGGCTTTTACTGCATCGATTTTGACTGCCACAAGGGTGAGGATATTGAGTCAGTCTTTGTGGAGTTTTTCGATAACCCGGCCATTCAGCATCTCATCAATTCCGACCTGATGACAGCCTTCAAGACACCATCGGGAGGCTTTCACCTTTACTTCAAATACAAGGCGCAAATCAAAGGCACGGTGTATGCCAAGTACCGTGATGGATCAACCATGATCGAACAGCGTGGACATGGGCAGTACATCGCAGTTTACCCATCTGAGGGGTATGACTACATTGCCGGTGGTGAGATCATTAAACTTGACTACATCGATATCGATACATTGACTTGGGTTGTTGAACTGGCAAAGTCATTCGATGTACTACCCGAAATCTCATCGGCTCAATTGAACGGGTCAGGTAAACTTTGGCCGGATAAATGGGATGACTCTAAGTATGATGGCAACTTCAATAACACACAGTGTGATTATGTCAAGACACTTTTAATTGAGGCCGGTTGGAAACTGATCACCACACGAAGGAATGATGGTGTTGAACTATGGCAACGACCTGGCAAGGAAATCGATCAGGGCATATCTGCAACATTCGGGGCTAAGTTCAATATGTTCTATGTGTTCAGCTCCAATGCCTCACCGTTTGAACCGACTAAGGCCTATACCCCTTTTAATATTTACACGATACTTAAGTTTGATGGCGATTGGAAAAAAGCTAAAGATTCACTCAAGCCTCCTGTAATCGTCAAGGATGAACCTGAAGTGGTCAAGTCGCATGACTTCTTTCCTATCGATGTTTTTCCTAAGTTCATTCAGGATTATATTTTGGAACTTCAGCGCACACTAAACTTTCACCCTGACTTCACGGCTACATCGGTTATGTTTGCCGTGTCTTCAATCAATGGGAATAAATACAAATTGAAAGTCAAGAACGGATGGGAAGCACCTACTATATTTTGGTTCGCCTGTGTTGGATATCCCGGTACTATCAAGACGCATCCGGTCAAGACTATGATAAACCCACTTTATAAAATTGACCGCATATCGAAGGATTTGTATGATGAGGAAATGAAGCACTATGATCCGGAAGCGAAGCCAAGACAGCCACGACCTAAATTCAAGCAGCTTTTAATATCGGACTACACCATCGAGGCACTGCATTCCATACACGACATCAACAAGCGTGGCATCGGGCTTTACAAGGATGAACTCGTCGGATTCCTGAACGACATGAATAAGTACCGCAAGGGATCAGATGAGCAGTTTTGGTTGGAGTCATTCAACAACGGAACTCATATCGTCAACCGTGTTACTAAAGAGCCGATCATGATAAACAACATCTGCATCAACATGATCGGAACAATTCAGCATGATGTACTCAATAAAATCATATCGGAATATCATGGCAACGGACTCATTGACCGCTTTCTTTTTACATCATCTGAAACTAAGGTTTACGAACTGAATGACATGGATGCAGATGATTACTTTTCTGAAAAGTGGGACTCCATACTGGCTAAAATGAATCAGTTTTTTATATACCACAAGCAAGGTGATTCAGAGATCGTAAAGATGACACCGGAAGCTTTCAAGATGTACCAGACCATTGACAAATCATTTGTTGATATTCAAAACTCAGAGGACGAATCGCAGAATGTCAAGAACTACCTTGCAAAGATGAAGACCTACATCCCCAGGTTCGCATTGCTGCTTTCAATTATTGAATCCATTTTCAATGATGGATATGTGATGGTTGAAGAACGCCATATTTCAAATGCCGGTCGTATCGCTGATTACTTTATCTCAACGGCACGAGGCGTATTTGATGCCAATATACTCTCACGGGATATCAATGATGTAGCAGTTGGAATGAAAGGCATCACACGGGATCAGAAGATTATTGAACTGCATAAAAAAGGATTCAAGCCATCCGAATTAGCCAAGCACTTTTCCATATCCCGTACCCATATTGGTCGTATTTTAAAGAAATTGTAACATAGGTTACAGAAAATGTTACACTTTTTTTGTCGTAACTATTTGATATTATATAACTTATGCCAATATGTTACAAATGTTACAATGTTACAACCCTCTTAAGTAAATATACCCACAAGATAACAGGGGGGTATAACATTGTAACATAATATATAATATATATATATAAATATATATATATCAATATATTATATAAGAAAATGGGTGTAACATTTTTGTAACATAGTTGTAACATTTTGTAACATCTTGTAACATTTTAGCTAATTTTGACCTGATATGACCAAAATCATCACCCAACTGGCATTGGAGGACAACCGGAGAAAGTACCCAACCTTCCCTGACCATTTACGGCCAACATTCAAATATTCCGATACGACCGCAAACGGACTGACTAAGTGCATCTGTGACTTTCTAAACTTTTCGGGTTACCAGGCTGAACGGATCAGCAACATGGGAAGGGTGATCGATGGGCGCAAAACCTACACGGATGCCATAGGCCGAACCCGAACCATCGGATCGACTAAGTACATACCCGGTTCAGGAACTAAAGGGACAGCCGACATCAGTGCGACCATATCAGGCCGATCAGTCAAGATCGAAGTAAAGATCGGTGCTGACCGGCAGTCACAGGCACAAAAGGACTATCAGGACAGTATCGAACGGTCGGGTGGGATTTACACCATCGCAAAAACTTGGGATGGATTTTACGAATGGTTTACTAACTTCACAACATGACCTGCAAACACTGCTCAAAACCGATTTACGGCCGACATGACAAACAATTCTGCTCAAATGGGTGTAAGTCTACCTATCACAACAAAAAGTCGCTTAAATCGGCTAAATTTGCTAATTCGGAAACAAACCCCTATATTTGGCATCATGAGATTTATCATACCACTGTTTATCTGCCTGTCGCTGCTTTCGTGTAAGAAGGAAGACGATGCCAAAGTTGATGGATTCTATGCCGTCACATTCGATGACAACCTGGGAGAAAAGATTCAGGGCGAAATACTGATTGAAGGGTATAGAATGACATTCGATGCCATGCCCTATTGGAAGCGTGAAGTCAACGCCAACATAACCGGGCTTAACATCGTTTACAATAACTCAAGCCCATACATATCAGGATCGGCAACGGTGAATGACAACAGGATATCGGGTTACATTAGGATTCAGGCCAACAGCGGATTGAAGCAATATGGCTTTGAAGGCTATAAATGATTGAAAAACAACCATTAGAAATCAATGGCAAAGGCTAAAGGAGGCGTAAGACCCAACTCAGGGCGTAAACCAGGCTCTAAGAACGAGCGAACCTTGCAATGGGAAGCATTGGGCGAAACACTTTTGACAGCCCATTCTGAACGAGCTAATCAGATTTTGGCAAGTTGCGATGATGATACTTTCCTTGAAAACTATTCAAAGCTGCTTGAGTATTTCAAACCTAAATTAGCCCGAACAGAGGTTAAGAATGACGGTGTTCAACAGGTCAACATAACATTCAACAGGGAGAAATAAATGGAAATTGAGGTTACCCTGAAGACACCTCATCCAAAGCAACGGGAATTTTTAGATAACCGGGCAAGGTTCAACGTTTTGAAGTGTGGTCGCAGGTTCGGCAAGACTGAAATCAGCCAGGAACTCATC